AAGCTCCCACGTACTCTCGTCGCGCAGTATCCGGCGACATGGTGGGACCACATCAAGCAGCGGCTTGGGTTTAAGCACGAGAGCGTCAGCGTATTCCGTCAGGACGTCGCGGTGTTCCCCAAGCTGGAACTTCCGGCTCGCGTCATGGATGGCTGTAGAACCTTCACGATCTACCAAGCGGAGCCGTTCAATGCTTCCTACCGACCCTAAGGCCCGCAAGGCCATCCCGATCTTCTCAGGGTTCATGAAGTATTTCCCGAAGGCCATCGCCGCTGTCGCTCAACTCTCGGCAATCGCCAACGAGCAGCATAACCCCGGTACGCCCGTGCATTGGGACAAAGATAAGTCGTCAGACGAACTCGACGCTCTCGCTCGTCACCTCGACGAGATCGCGGCGGGAGTCGTGTACGACGATGACCGTGTACTCATGGCGACGAAGGTCGCGTGGCGCGGTGTGGCGAATCTGGAACGGCTGCTCGACTCGGGTGTTGCGCCGATTCAGCCGGAGGGTGTCGACCGATACGGTAAGCCGCTGCCAGCGAAGACTGCCATTGAGCGTCTCGGAGAATGCCGGCCAGCATGTGAATGTTTTCGCTGCCGAAATCTGCGTGGTATCCCGATCATTACGAGGTGCTGACATGCTGGCCTTCCTCTTCGCTTTCATCGGCGCCATCGCTGCCGTAACGGCGGAGTGGCTGTACAAGCAGCCGTTTGTCATCGAGAACATTTGGGGCCACCTTTATCTGTGGCTCCCGATTCAGTTCGTGATCGGCTACTGCGTCTTCCGCATGGTGAATTTGCCGGGGACGAACTTACTGGATGCGTTCGTTGTGTTCGCATTCTTCACGGCGTTCCTTCGCATCATCGTGTCGACCTCAATCCTACATCAGACGATCCCGACTCAATCATGGGTTGCGTTCGGGTTGCTGCTCGCGGCCACGTGCGTCAAAACATTTTGGAGTCAAGCATGACCACCATCGCAGCACGCCGTTACTACGGCAAGTGGATCATCGCTGCCGACTCTCAGGAGACCATCGAGAGAACTGACGCGGGCGACATCAAGCTCCCATGTCAGAAGCTCTTCACGCACAAGTCACATGTCATCGCCACCGCTGGCGACTCGTCGGCGGGACATCGGTTCGTGCAGTACATGAACAACAAGGCTGAGTCCACGAAGCCGTGGATGGGCTCGTTCACGCCTGACCCCGAACGTGCGTTCGAGTGTCTCGTGCTCAAGGGCAACGCGCTCTGGCTGTACGACGAAGACATGACGCCGCAGGAAATCACTTCGGACTTTTATGCCATCGGCACCGGCCGCATGTGCGCCTTCGCCGCAATGGAAGAAGGCGCTGACCCGCGCCGCGCTGTCGAGATCGCTGCGAAGTACGACCCTTACACAGGCGGCGACATCGTCGTCGCTGATTAATCATTCCTGAGGAGGAATCAATGTCCGTAATCACCGGATACCGGAAGCTGTCGGAACCCGAACTCTTTGCCGTCCACGCTCTCAAGCACATCGGCAATACCTTTCTTGACAACCTCAAGCAGCTAGTCGAAAGCCTTTCGGCTTCTGGTTATGAAGTTGACCAACGCTGGCTGGCGATAGGCAAGACCGATTTGCAGACAGCCGTCATGGCGCTTACTCGCTCGATCACCAAACCGGAGGGCATATAATGGCAAAACGCAAACCGCGTCAGCGGTATTCCCGCTCGTTCATCGTCGACTTCTTCGAGGCGATGCACGGCAACACGAAGCCGTGTGTGGACGCTGGCTGCCCGATCACTGTCGCTCTCAACTCGATCGGCCGGCGTATCAGTATCTCCGAAGCGACGACTCTCGACTCCGAACTCACTCGTGCCTTCGACGGCTACTGCCGGACGAACTTCAACACGAGCACGGAATGGGAGCAGTTGTCCGCTGCGGAGATTGTAAGGATCACGCGCGGTGTCATGGCGGAGGCCACGTGAACAAGCACGCCTTGTGCGTAGCCGTCCGTGCGGGCGTGGGAACACTTCTCTTAATTTTCGTTGTTATGAGCGCGTTTGCGCTCGGCGCCTTGTTCCATCCGGGACTCGGCTTCCTGCTTGCAATCGCAACCGGAGTCGGGATCGGCACGTACTACTTGAATAATTGAGGAGAATCGCATGCTGGTATGGGACGTCGAGACTGACGGCCTGCTCGACACGCTGACGTGCATTCATTGCATCAATGTGCTCGACCGCAGCACGGGCGTGCGCTACTCCTTCAATGCCGGTGTTTACGCGGACGGTAGCTCCGCGCCTCGCGACGGGACCATCGAGGATGGTCTCAAGATGTTGTCGGAAGCCGATGAGTTCGGCGGCCACAACCTGATCGCCTTTGACATCCCTGCGGTACAGAAGGTGTACCCGGACTGGACGTACCGTGCTCGCGTCGTAGACACGCTCGTCATGGTCAACGTCATCTACACCGACATCACGGAACGCGACCACGCCCGCATAGCAAGCGGCCGATTGGACGAAGGGTTCCGCAAAGCGGGATTGATCGGGCGCCAGTCGCTTGAGGCGTGGGGCTACCGCTTGGGCGTGCGTAAGGGCGATTTCGATCCCGAGAAGTACACCAATCACGACACGATGAAGCCGCATACGTGGGCCACCATTGGCTTCACTCAGGACATGGATGAGTACGCGCAACAAGACCCGGTCACGTCGCTCGCGCTCATCGAGCACTGCGAAGGCGTGAAGTATTCCGCCGAGTGCATTCAGTTGGAGCACGACGTTCAGCGCATCATCAAGCGCCAGGAGCGGCGCGGCTTCGCGTTCAATGTGAAAAAAGCAGAGGCGCTCACCGCGAAGCTTCAACGGCGAATGGCCGAACTCGAAGCGGAGTGCAAGGCGGTCTTCCCGCCGTGGGTTGTTCAGCTTCCCGACATGATCCCGAAGCGCAACAACAAGACGAAGGGCTACGTCGCTGGCGTCCCGGTGAAGAAGCAGAAGACCGTGGTGTTCAACCCCGGCTCGCGTCAGCACATCGCTAATCGCTTGAGCGACAAGTATGGCTGGAAGCCCTCGAAGTTCACTGACAACGGACAGCCGGTCATCGACGAAACGGTGCTCGGTGAATTGCCGTGGCCTGAAGCGAAGAAGCTGACTGAGTACCTCCTCGTCGAGAAGCGTCTCGGCCAGTTGGCAGACGGGAAGAAGGCGTGCCTTAAGCTCGCGCGCGATCACGGCGATCATTTCCGTATTCACGGCAGTGTCCGCTCGAACGGCGCTGTCACGGGCCGCATGACGCACTCCGATCCGAACGTCTCGGCAACCCCTAAGAACGAAGCTGAGTATGGCTTCGAGTTCCGTGACCTCTACGAAGCCGGGCCGGGCCTGACTCTTGTCGGCTGTGACGCCGAGGGCTTGGAACTCCGCTGCCTCGCGCACTACATGGCACGTTACGACGATGGCGCTTACGTGAGCGTGGTCATCAACGGGAAAAAGGAAGACGGCACTGATGTTCACTCGCTGAACCTCAAGGCGCTGCGCCTTAACTCCCGCGACGACGGCGCTAAGCGTTTCGTCTACGCCATGATCTACGGCGCGCAGGACTACAAGCTTGGCACCATCGTGTACGACGACTTTGTGCCGGCTGTGCGAGATCGGTTCAACGAGAAGTTCAAGACGAAGCGGACGCGCTCTGCGGCCCTCAAGGAGATCGGCGCCAACCGGCGTGCGAGCCTGATGGCTGCGTTCCCCGCGCTCGCGCAGCTAATCGAAGCGGTAAAGGCCGCCGCCAAGCGTGGCTATCTGATCGGCCTCGATGGCCGACGCATCCACGTGCGTTCGGAGCATGCGGTGCTCAACACGCTCCTGCAATCAGCGGGCGCGGTCATCATGAAGAAAGCACTCGTGCTCTTCGATGCGGCTATCGACGTGACCTATCGTTCCCATAACGCAATCGTTGAGCCAGTGGCAAACGTGCATGACGAGTTCCAAGTCGAAACAACTGAGGAGATTGCTGATGAAGTTGGGAAGCTCGCCGCATCCTCGATTCGGCTTGCCGGCGAACATTTTCGCCTTAGATGCCCCCTCTCCGGCAGCTACGGCGTCGGCAGTTCGTGGGCACACACCCATTGATGCGGAGTCTTCGGAGAAAGCTCGGTGGCGGCGCATAGCTCAACGGCTGTGCGACCGCCACCGCTCGGCCGCGAAGACTAAAGGCATCGCGTTCACGATCACGTGGCGTCACATTTACCCGACGGTCGTCGCGGGCCGCTGCGAACTCACTGGCATCCAGTTCAAGAAGTCTCGCTTTAAGCCGAACCCCTTCGCGTCATCTATAGACCGCATCGACTCCACCAAGGGTTACATCCCAGGAAACGTGCGTGTTGTTCTGTGGGCCATTAACTGTGCGTGCAGCGTGTGGGGACATGAAGTCTTCGCGGTCGTTGCGCACGCCTACGTGGAGAAACTGAATGCCCGATAAGCCCGTAGTGGCTGCCGACACAGACTCGTCAATCAAAGATTTCATGGAGCGCGTCGTCGATATGCTTGCAGACGGCCGCCTCCCTATTCTCCGCACGCAATACGCAGACGGCCAGCCCGTCGCGATTGGGTTCTATCTCGTCCCCGATTCAACCGGCCTATGTGCCGATTGCCGAAAGAAGGTGAACTGACATGGGATTACTCTCAAAGATTTTCGGCACCGGCCCCGCCGTGGTTGCCGAGGGCGCCGCTGGCGCTGTCGTGAAGACAGCCGAAGGCGTTGCCAACATTGTCGAGCGTTGGAAGCCGAGTGAAGCTGCCAAGCACGAGATGTCGATGGAAATAAATAAGCTGGTCAACGAAGCTGCCGCCTCTGCGCGCTCGTATGATCCGCGCACCGTTGGACAGTCTTTATTCAGCGAGATCGTCAACGTCACCGTCGACGCCACTTCGCGCCTGATCCGCCCGGCCGTCACGGTCGCGCTGCTCGGCGCGCTCGTTGGTTGGTGGGACTTGAACGTGGTCGGCATCGACCCGGTCCTTCAGGTCTGGACCGAGACTGTGTTCATGTTTTGGTTCGGCGGACGCGCGCTCGTCAAAGACGTGCCATCGTTTCTCGCTGCGATCCGCAAGGCTCGCGCATAAGTACGCATCAACTCATTGGAGACGTGACATGACGAATGTGAGTGAGGAATTGGACGCGGCCTTGTTGCTGCTCCACGACATTGACCATGACTGTCTAATCGAAATACTTGGAGACAGTGCGGAGCGTATTGACGCGCGGCTTCAAGAGTCGCTAAGGCGAAACGCGGGGCGTGTGCAGTTTCTCCTGCAACAGCGCGAAGTTTCGTGACCCGCACACTCCTCCTCGACGCTGACATCGTCGCGTACAAGTATTCCGCCGTGAATGAAAAGGCGTGGAACTTCGACGGCCCCGGTGCCGAACCTCTGCGCTCGTCCGACTTAGCCGCCGCGATTGATTGCGCGCGTGACTTCATCGCGGAACTTCGCGAGAAGCTCGGCGCATCGGAAGTCATCGTCTGTCTGTCAGACCCGAAAGACAATTTCCGCAAGTCGATCTATCCGCAGTACAAGTCGAACCGCAAGGGTGTCCGCAAGCCGGAACACCTCAACGCGGTGAAGGCGTGGCTGTCCGAGAACTTCCAGACCTATCTTCGCCCCGGTCTTGAGGCGGATGACTGCATGGGAATCCTTGCAACTCACCCGACGCTCATCAAGGGCGACAAGATCATGGTCTCCGAAGACAAGGACATGAAGACGATCCCCGGTCTGCTCTACAACCCGCGCGATGTGAAGCCGAAGGTCAAGACGATCACGCGCCGTGACGCATGTCGCGCGCACTTCATCCAGACTATCGTCGGGGACACATGCGACGGCTATCCGGGCGCACCCGGCATCGGCCCGAAGTCGGAGTTCGTGCAGAAGATTCAAGCTGCCCGAGAGCCGTACGCCGAGTGGCCCACGGTCATTGCGGCCTTCGTTCGGTCGTGCCAACTCAAAGGCCCGACAGACGCATTCATCGCTGGATCAGACTTCATTCCGAAGATGGCGCTTACTCAGGCCCGCCTCGCCCGCATCCTGCGTGCAAGTGATTGGGACTTCAAGAAAAAGTGCCCGATCCTCTGGTCCCCAACCTGATTACACGAACCCCCTGTATACCACTGAAGCGTCCACACGGGTGCTCTAGTAGTGTCCGCTTACTATCCGATCCCTGCCCCTCACCGGGCGGGGATTTTTTTCGAGTCTGAGGAGACCGCGTGAAGCAACTTCCGCCGACCGCAATCGAACTCATTGACCAACTCGACAAGCTGTTCCCTCCTCGCTGCATTCAGGTGGGCGAGGCTGTCGACGAGCACGTCCGCTACGCGGGCAAGTGCGACCTCATTCAATTCCTGAAGCGTGTGCGCGATGACGCCACCGCTCGGAAACCCACCGACAAGATCATCAGGTAACACCATCATGTGCGCTCCGAAGGTACCGAAGCCGAAGACGGTTGCAGAAAAGCCGGTTCAGTATCTTCGCAACCCATTCCTCGACGATCTTTCCATCGGTAAGGACGCGGGCCGTAACAGCCTGCGAATCGACTTAGGCAGCACCCGCACGCCGCGCCCGTCTGAGGGAGCGTCGATGCGAACTGGCGCGACGGCGCCTGTTGGCCTGCCCGTCATGCCCGGACTGCTGATCCCGCGCCGCACTCCCCGTGCAGGCCCCTTTGTCGCACAACGCTAATAGGAGCCTCTCATGATGACCGCAAAAGAGCGGTGGGAGCGACTTCAGTCCAAGCGTTACGCCGTGCTCGAACGGGCGCGCGACTGCGCCGCCCTCACTATCCCCGCGCTCGTGCCGCCTGAAGCGCACGACGACAACAATGTTCTCCCCACGCCATACCAGTCGCTCGGCGCCCGTGGAGTGAACAATGTTGCGAGCAAGCTGCTCATGTCCCTGTTCCCTCCTGGCGCCGCTTTCCTTCGCCTCCAAGTGGACGCGAAGACGAAGGCGCAGCTTGGCGACAAGGCGGCAGAAGTCGAAGAGCTTCTCGCTGAACACGAGAAGCTGATCGCTAACAAGATTGAAACAATGTCGGCCCGGCCTGTGTTGTTTGAGATATTCAAGCACCTCATTGTCGCCGGCAACGTACTCAAGCACCTGAAAAATGGCACGATGCGGATGTTCCGCATTGACCAATACGTCGTCTCGCGTCGCGCGGACGGCCAGCCGGTTGAGGCTGTCATCAAGGAATGCGTAATCGCCTCGACCCTTCCTGAAGACGTGAAAGCCTTGTGCAATCTCGTCGAGAAGAAGGACGAGAAGATCGACGTTTATACCGTCATCGAGTGGGGCGAACTGTTCGTCACCGACTGGCAGGAAATCAACGGCGTCCGAGTCCCCGACTCTTTGACGATCATGCCGCGAAAGAAAGCTGGATGGCTCGCGCTGCGTTGGGTCGCTGTCCCCGGACAGGATTACGGACGCGGGCTCGTCGAGGAATACCTCGGAGACATCCGTTCACTCGAAGGACTCTCTGAGTCACTCGTTCGTTTCGCTGCGGCGGCCTCGAAGATTCTCTTCATGGTCAAGCCGGGCGCGACGACTCGTTTCGAGGATATTCGAGACGCGGAAAGTGGCGACGCAATCGTCGGACAGAAATCTGACGTCGACGTTCTACAGATCGAGAAGTTCAACGACTTTCAAGTTACGAAGGCCGTTGCTGATGGTCTGGAAATCAGACTGTCGCAAGCCTTCCTGCTTCGCTCGGGCACAACCCGTCAAGCAGAGCGAGTCACGGCCGAAGAGATTCGGGCGACGGCACAGGAACTTGAAGACGTGCTCGGCGGTGTCTACACCGTCCAAGCAATTGAGCTTCAGTTACCCCTCGCGCGCTACCTCATTGCCGATATGACGAAGAAGCGGGAAATCCCCGCGTTGCCCGAGAAAGTCGTGCAGCCCGTCATCATCACTGGCTTCGAGGCGCTCGGGCGCAACCACGGGGTCAATCGACTCCGCGCGTGGATAAGCGACGTCAAAAACGCTGATCCCACAGGCGGACAAGAGACGATCAAATGGCTCGTCGTCGACAAGGCGCTCGGTGTTGGGCACGGGGTCGAGAATCTCGACACGTTCCTTTACACACAGGACGAAATCGACGCTGCTCGTCAGCAGCAACAGATGGCTGCTCTAGCCGCGCCCGCAATCGGGCCGCTTGCAGGGGCCGCTGGTAAAGTAATTGCAGGCCCACAAGCCTAAACAATAGAGAGGAGGAATAATTTCCATGACTGATGCAACGAAGACCGCGCAGATAGTTCCGGGTAGCCCGGAGCATGATGCCGCGATGATTGCGATTGCCGAGAAGGGCGCCGTCGAAGTCCGTTTGAACGGGCCAGGCGAAGGCGCAGTTCCGTCAGACGTTATCAAGCTCGCGCAGACTTCCGAAGAGAAAGCTGCCGCCGATGCTGCGGCTGTTGCCGCCGCTGCCGCTGCGAAGCCGCAGCGCCCTGACTACGTCCCTGAGAAGTTCTGGAATGCCGAGACCGGCACCGTGAACGTCGAGGCGATGGCTAAGGGCTACGTCGAAGCCGAGAAGAAGATCGGCAAGCCTGCCGCTGCCGCCCCTACGGCGCCGGTTGTGCCCGTGAAGTCTGCCGAGCAGACCGCAGCGGAAGCCGAACTAGCGGCAGCCGCAACGCCGGAAGCGAAAGCTGCCGCGCAGACCAAGCTGGATACAGCGAACGCAGCGGCGAAAGTCGTGGCGGATGCTGCCGAAGCTGCCGCTAAAGCCGCAGCGACCTCGAAGACGCTCAGCGACACCGTGGCGAAAGCCTCGGCTGAATACGCGGAGAAAGGCGAGATGTCTCCCGAGACATACGCCGCGCTCGAAGCGGATGGCCTCTCACGCGATTACGTTGACGCATACGTTGACGGCATCAAGGCCCGCGCTGAAGTCGTCACCAATAAGGTCTACGAAGCCGCTGGTGGGGAAGCGAACTACGCCACTATCAAAGAGTGGGCCGCTGCCAATCTGTCCGAGCAGGAGATCGTCGCCGCTAATGCCGCGATTCACTCCGGCAACCTTGACGCGGTCATCGGTCAAGTCAAGTCCCTCAAGACAGCCTACGAAGCCGCGAACGGCGTCGAAGGCGCACGCCCGCCCATTGGTGGCGGCGGCGGGAATGGCGCACAGCCGTACCGCACGAAGTCCGAAGTCGTGGCCGCTATGTCTGATAAGCGTTACAAGAATGACGCGACGTATCAGGCTGAAGTCGGCAGAAAGATTGAGGCGTCCATGAAAGCCAACATCGACCTCGGGTTCTAAAGACTACATCAGTGCCGTTCCTCCTCCGGCACTGAAAGCAACGCAGGCACGCCGTGATCCCCTCGGGGAGAAGTTGCGTGCATTCATTTAGCGGCGGGAGCATGAAGCTATTGCTCGCGGGACACACCAAATCCGCAACCCTCCGCTGTGTCCGTGTCCGACCCTACGCACGTAAAATCGGGTCTCTATTTCAACCCGCGACGCTTCGGCGACACGGTACGGGAACGCAATGCGCTCCCTGTTTCTTTTCCCGCACGACTAACGACTCGCGTCGTGCGTTCTCTATCCGAACGAATCAAATCTGCCTGAGTAGCCCGGCGAGCTTGCCCTGAGGGGTAAGTGACGCGGACAACTTCGCAGACCGATTCTGTAGTAGTCCGGGCAGAACTAAGAGTCACAACCTCAACCAACTTTGGGACTACTACATTGTCCAACGCAACCCCCTCACGTCTTGGTCAGATTCAGGCAGCCGGCGCAGCCGACGCCCTCTGGCTCAAGATTTTCTCGGGCGAAGTTCTCACTGCTTACGAGCAGGCGAAGAAGCTGAAGCCCACCGTCCGTGTCCGTCAGATCGCGAATGGCAAGTCGGCGCAGTTCCCTGCGACCTTCAATGCCACGGCCGACTACCACACGCCGGGCGCCGAAATCCTCGGCAACGCCATCGAGCACAACGAAGTCATCGTGACGCTCGACGACATGCTCATCAGCAACGTGTTCATCGCGTTGATTGACGAACTCAAGAACCACTACGACGTCCGCGCTCCCTACTCGGAAGCCCTCGGCCGCTCGCTCGCGCTGCTCGAAGACCGCACAATCGCACAGAACATCGCTGTCGCTGCCCGCGACACCGTTGAACTGTTCAATGGTGACGGCTCTGGCTCGCGCGTTGTGGAAGCTGACATCACTGGCACGGGTGACTTCGACGCCGATGGCGCCGACCTCGTGACGGCGATCAACCTCGCCAAGCAGGCCCTCGATGAGCGCGACGTCCCCGTCGACACTCTTCAGGTTCACTCTGTCGTCAAGCCCGCTCAGTGGTATCTGATCGCGAACACTGACGGCAACCTGAACCGCGACTACAACGGTGGAGAAGGTTCGACCTTCGGCCGTCAGTCGTTGCGCCTCGTTTCCGACGTCATCATCTACAAGTCGAATGCTCCCCTGTTCGGTGTGAACGTCACCCCGACCGCAGGCGGCGGCATCGTCGGCGCAGTCGGCGAGACCCGCGTCCCGGCCGCGTTCCCGACGAAGTATCACGCTGACCTGACCGAAACCCGTGGCCTCGTGTATTGCGAGCCTGCGGTTGCGTATCTCCAGCTTCTCGGCCTCCAGATGGAGTCGGGTTGGGATATGCGTCGTCAGGGCACCCTGATGCTCGCGAAGATGGCAATCGGCATGGGCAAGCTGCGCTCCAAGTGCGCGGTGGAAATCGCGACTGTCTAATCGGCTGTCGGCTTTCTAGCCAACCAACATGGGGGCACTGGAATTAAAACTCCGGTGCTCCCATTTTTTTCCTTACGGAGCTTTTCTCATGGACCTGAATTTCACTCCTCAGACGGAGCTTGATGCCATCAACGCCATGTTGATGTCCATAGGTAAAGCCCCGCTCGACACGCTTGACATCACCATCAAAGATGTCGCGTTCGCGCAGCTTACGCTGCACAACTGCCTCCGCGAAGTCCTCAAGCGCGGTTGGGATTTCAACACCGATTACGAATACGAGATCACACCCGCGTCGGGCGCGATTTTGGTCGACAGTTCTATCCTCTCTATTCGCCCCGCCGACCGCTCGTTGGATTACACACAACGGTTCGACGGCAGCGCAATGGCGATCTACGACCGTTGCAAGCAATCATTCGACGAGTTCGGCACTGCGCCGATCAAGTTCGACGTTATCTGGATGCAGGGCTTCGAGGAAATTCCCGAAGCTGCCCGCGCGTACATCGGCCACCTCGCCGGTCGCGTCTTCCAGGCGCAGCACATCGGCTCAGAGATCATCTACCGCTTCACCAAAGAGCGTGAGATCGAAACGATGGCCGACTTCCAGCGCGATCACACGAACTCGAAGCGCGCCAACTTCTTCACTTCCCCCACGGCCGCAAGCCGTACCGCATATCGCCAGTTCGGTTATCGCCGCGTCTGGTAATGGAGACCTTCAATGCTTGTCGATAAACAGCTTCCGTCCCTCGTGGGCGGTGTGAGCCAGCAGCCCGCCACCGTGCGGCTTGCGTCGCAGGCAGAAGAGAACACGAATGCATGGCTGTCCGTTTCGTACGGCGCGCAGAAGCGCCCCCCGGCGTTTCACGTCGCACAGTTGACGACCGATCAGCTTGACGATGCCTATCTGCACACGATCAATCGTGACGTCGCAGAGCGTTACACCGTCATATTTGACGGGACAACCATCCGCGTCTTCGACATGACTGGCGACGAGAAGAACGTCCGCGCCTCTGCGGCCGAGTCTCTCGCGACCTTCTTCGCATCCAACGGCCTCAATGTCTCCATCGGGGAGACGTTCTTCGTCGTCGATTCTCAGGATACAGACGACGATGCCCTCGCAACTGCTAAGGGTTCCGCCCCGGTAGCAGGCGACGCTTTTAAGCGCACTGGCGCGGCGACTGTTGTGTTCGTTTCCTCCGGCGCGTCGATGACGACCGCCCTCGCTTCCGTCGCCCTCGTGGTGTCAGGCGCGGACCTCACTGCATTCTTTGCAGGAGCAGGCGCGGGCGTCGCTAATCCCGGCCTTTTCAAGGGTGACGGCGGCGACACGGTCGACACAGCTTTCGCTACCGCTAAAGGTTCGGCACCGGCCGTGAATGACATCTGGAAGCGCACGGGCGCCGCCACAATCATCTTCGTCGGCTCGACAGCCGACCTCACGGCAGCGCAGGCGGCCCCGCTCGACCTCTCCTCATTTGCTTACGTGGTGACGTCCAACCCCCGCGAAAACATTCAGTGCGTCACGGTGGCTGATTACACGTTCGTCCTGAATCGCGGCTTCATCGTGCGCCTCATGGATACGGACGGTGAAGTCGGCGGATCAACTGATCCGCAGCCGGTCCACCACTGGACGATGATCCCCCGCTACCCCGGCGAGCAGTCCGACGACACCGCGCCCTTCTCGGCCGGTGGCTTCCGTGGACAACGCGCACGGCAGAATCAGTATTCAGCTAATCCCTCTGGCGGCACGCTGCAAGGGACCGTACAGACGTTCCAAGACTTGCCCACAGGTGCCACCTCAGGTGACATCTACCTCATCAAAGGCTCTGCCGACTCCGCCTTCGCGAACTACTACGTTCGCAGCGCAGGCGACAACGTCTGGAATGAGACGGTGGCTCCCGGCCTCCGTAATCGCATTGACGCAACTACGATGCCGCACGCGCTTGTTCGCAAGGCGAACGGCTCCTTTTCATTCGGGCCGTTCTCGTGGGCCGACCGTAAGGTCGGTGACGAGACGACGAACCCGAACCCGACGTTCGTCAGTCGCGAAATACGCGACCTTTTCTGGTACAAGAATCGCTTCGGTGTCGCGGTTGACGAAGGCATCAGCCTGACTCGCGTTGGCGACTTCGGAAACTTCTATCGCCTCACTGTCGTGGACGTCCTCAATGACGACCGCGTCGACGTGCAGGCATCAGAGACGAAGGTCACGAAGATCAACTTCGCGGTCCCGTTCGACGGCAGCATCATGCTGTTCTCGGATCAGACACAGCTTCGACTCTCGCATGGCTCGGATGGTCTCACGCCGAGCAACTGCACGCTTGATCCTGTAACCAATTACAAGATGATCCCGAACGTGCGGCCTTTCGCGCTCGGCAGTGACGTGTACTTCGCACAGGACAATGGTGACTTCGCCACCATCCGCGAATATTTCGTTGCTCCCGACTCACAGGTGAACGACGCCGCGAACATCACGGGCCATGTCCCGCGCTATGTCCCTAGCGACATCAACCGGATCACCGGAAGTGACTCGCACGATTTCCTGATGGTGCTGCCTGGATCGTCGGGCGATGGCGTCTTTACCGCCTCGAACGAAATGTTCGTGTACCAATTCCATTGGGTATCGGAAACAGAGAAAGCGCAAAGCGCATGGCATAAGTGGACCTTCTCTTCGGAGAGCGGAATCCTTTCCGCTGAAGTTCTCGACAACCAGATCATCATGATCGTGGTTCGTGACGATGGCACCTATCTCGATGCAGTTGAATTGCCGACAGCGGCAGCGACTTCGTCTGCGAATCTGGACCGAGCAGCCGGGGCGTCTACGCTTGGCTACAGCGTCCCCCTTGACCGCACGACTTGGTCACTTGTTTATCCGGTGACTGGCACCGACCGTGACAACTTCATGCTCGTCCGCGACACGGACGGGCGGATGCTCACGGACGACCCGGCTGACTGGATTTGGGTTTCCGATACAGTCGTTGGGCTGGCTGGAAGTCACGTCGTCAACGCGATCAGTGGTCTGCTGTACGAGTGGCGCTACGAGTTCTCGGAGCAGTTCGCTCGCAACTCGCAAGAAGTCCCGATGCTCAACGGCACACTGCTCCTTCGTGAGTGGACTGTGTCATTCGTCGGCACTGCGACGTTCGAGATCGACGTGCGGCCTTACGGCGTAGCCACGACGACCGAGCGAGTTGTTCCGGCACGCATCGCCTCAGGTGGCAACTTGACGGTGGGGCTGTCTCACTTCGTCACTACGGCGCCAGTGTTCAGCGACGGCAAGCACTCCTTCGGAGTGTACGGTGATTCGACGGACGCCATCGTGGCACTTGTCGACCGCTCGCCGTATTCCCTGACGTTTACGCAGGCCGAGTATGAAGCGTTCTTCCACAAGCGTTCAAGGACCATCTAAGTGACACCCTACATCCGGCCCGCAGTCTTTTCGGACTGCGCGTACATAGCGGCTCGCATGAAGCGGCCGGATGTGGAGGAAGTGCTGGCGTCACATGGGCACTCGCCTATCGACGCCATGCAGTTGTCCTTCGGGTCGTCAGAAATGGCTGGCACGGTTTGCTCCGCAGACCATGCGCCGGTCCTCATGTACGGTGTCAGCGGCTTCGTGCCGCCTGATACCGGCAGTCCGTGGATGCTGTCCACGGCACTGATCTACCGCGCTGATATGGCGCGGTTCTTTCTTCGGGGAACGGCCGCCGTCATTGGACGGATGCACGACCGCTACCCGATCCTTATTCAACACGTCGATGCCCGCCATTCTCACGCCCTTAGATGGATGCTGTGGGCCGGCTTCCGCATCGACAAGCTCGAAGCCCAATGGGGCGTTGAGAAAATCCCATTCTTCCGCCTCTCACGCATAAGGAGTAATCGCGATGTGTGAACCGACAACCATTGCATTGATTGCTTCTACCGCCATCGCGGGCATTAGCCAGTACGGCCAGTATCAGAGCGCCAAGGCGCAAGTCCGCGCTATCGACGAACAGAATGAAATTCAGGCGCAAGAGATTTCGGAAGCCGCTGGCCTTGAAATGACTGAGCGCGCTCGCGCTGCTCGTCGCGA